ATTTATTGATTCAGATTTACAGACCACGCTTGATGAGCTCGAAACCCGAGTACAGAACGGCAAACGATCGCAGAGTATGTTTCTTGCCTCATTGAAAGATGAGCGACGACCAATTGCAAAAGTAGATGCAGGCAAAACCCGAGTGTTTGCTGCGGCCAGCATGCCTTTTGTCATTCTTGTTCGAAAGTATTTTGGAGCTTTCTCCGGTTTCGTGATGCAGAAACGCATCGATAACGAGATCGGAGTGGGCACTAACCCATACTCGAAGGAATGGCACAAGACAGCTACCGCACTCTCTTCAAAGGGACGTAACGTCTTTGCAGGTGACTTTTCTAACTTCGATGGATCGCTGCGACAGGATTTGTTGTGGCAGGTTTACGAAGTAATGGAGAGTTTCTACGAAGGAGCTACGGCCGTGGAAAGGAGAGCACGAGAAGTTTTGTTTGATGAGTTGTGCAACTGTGATATTGTCGTGAGGGACCGTGTAGTTAGGCTTTCCCATTCTCAGCCTTCAGGAAACCCTCTTACTGTTATTATTAATTCTATTTTTAATCAGATAGTGATGCGCATTGCGTTTTACCACCTTGCCCAAGTCAACCAGATGACACATGTTGGATTCACTAGTGCTGTATCTTTGCAGTGCTATGGTGATGATAACGTGTTGAATGTGGCTGATTGGGCGGAATGGTATAACCAACAGAGCGTGTCTGAGGCCTTGGCCCTTATCGGTTTAGATTATACCGATGAAGCCAAGACTGGAGAGTTGTGTACGTTTAAAACATTGCAGGACGTGCGTTATCTGAAGAGAGCATTTGTCACTCGCCCCGTCACCGGATGGGTCGAGGGTCCACTACCCCTGGAGAATGTCATTAATATGACGAATTGGGTACGTGGAAAGGACACATATAATGCTACTTTGGAAAACATACGTGCAGCAACCCTTGAGCTAGCACTCTTTCCCCCACAGATATTTAACTACTATTCACAGAAAATACGTGAAGCCGCTAACACAAGTGGTGTTCATTATGTGCCCCTGTCTCAGGCAGAAGCACTAATGGCCACTATCCTTGAAGAGCGTTACTTCTCCAATACAGTGAGTAGTATCTGAATATCTGAGGTACTGCGGTCGCTAGGTGAAACCCCAAAACCCTAGCGTGACGATCTTACCGACTTTGACACCGCCGTGTTATTTAGCATGGAGGCGGTTATACAAATATCCCGGGGTTGGTGCCGTTTAACACACTCAACCATAAAAACAATCGTGTCGCTAACCAATCTAACGAAATACAAAATACCGAAGACGTAGTTACATTTA